GCAGTTGAAGGAATATTCTTTTCAGGTTCATTCTGTTCCATTTTTTGGTTAAAGTCAAGAGGTATTATGCAAGGGTTGTGTAATGCAAATGCTTTGATTTTTAAAGATGAAAATCTACACTGCGATTTTGCAATTCATTTATTAAATAATCATGTTGAAAACAAACCAAGTGAAAAGAGAATTAAAGAAATTTTATTATCGGCACTTGAAATTGAAAAAGAATTTATTACCGAATCACTACCAGTGTCACTTATTGGTATGAACCAAAATCTTATGAAACAATATCTTGAATTTGTTGTTGATGGATTACTTGTTAAAATGGGTTGCAAAAAACAATTTAATGTAGAACAACCATTTAAATTTATGGAACAAATTGCGGTTGAAACAAAAGGAAATTTCTTTGAGTCAAGAACCGTAGAATATCAGAAAGCGAAGCTTAATGAGACTCTGTCCTTTACAGAAGACTTTTAATTGATTATTTTTTTAAACTATGATGTCACTAAAAATTAGAAAGCGTAGTGGGGATGACGCATCTTTTAACCCACAGAAAATTTATAACAGAATTAAAAGGTCTGCCAAGGGCATGAATGTTAATTCTGATGAAATTTTTATTAAAGTAATAACCTCGGTTCCTACTGAAGGGGAAATTACAACAAAGGAACTTGATAAGTTAATTTATGAAATTGCTGCCGCATATACAGGAAGTCACCACGATTATTCACGATTGGCATCATCTGTTGCAATTTCGTCATATCATAAAGAAACAAATCCAAGTTTTTCTGAAACGATGACAGAGCTTCATAAAGAAGGAATTGTTAATACAGAATTAATGCAGACAATTGCTCTTTATGGACCAAAAAATATTGATGATATTATTGCTCACGATAATGATTATAATTTTGATTATTTTGCTTGGAGGTCACTTCAGGAAATGTATTTGTTAAAACTACCAAATGGTAAAACCGTAGAAAGACCACAGCATATGTATATGCGTGTGGCATTGTGGGTTACAAAATCATTTGAGGAAGCTGTTGAGTATTATAAATCATTATCAAACCAGTTAATTTCGCCCGCCACTCCAATCATGATTAATTCGGGAACAAAAACTCCGCAGTTGGCATCCTGTGTATTACATTTTAATGACGCTGACTCAAGAGACGGACTTTTAAATACCATGAGGGATATTTCAACATATTCATCTGACGCTGCGGGTATCGGACTATCCATGTCAAATATTAGAAGTAAAGAAAGCCGTATTTCTTCATCGGGGGGATATGCCGGTGGTCTTTTAAAATATTTAAAAATTGTTAATGAGTCATTAAGATTTTTTAATCAACAAGGTAGAAGACCCGGTTCTGCGGCAATTTATTTGGAACCTTGGCATAAAGATATTTTTGATTTACTTGAAATTAAAAAAAATACAGGGGCAGAGGAATTAAGAGCGAGAGATTTGTTTACCGCACTTTGGATACCCGACAATTTTATGAAGGCAGTTAAGAACAACGAGGACTGGTATTTGTTCTGCCCAAATGACATTAAGAAAAATAATATCAAACCACTTCAAGAATGTTTTGGAGATGAATATGAGGAAAATTATAAAAAAGCTGTATCACTTGGAATTGGTAAAAAAGTTAAAGCTCAAGAAGTTTGGACTAAAGTAATTGAATCACAAGTTGAAACAGGGGTTCCATATCTCTGCTCAAAGGATAACGCAAACAAAAAAACTAACCACCAAAATATAGGTGTCATTAAGCAGTCAAATTTGTGCAATGAAATTTATCAATATACTGATGAAAATACAACCGCAATTTGCACTTTATCATCTATGGTGCTTAAAAACTTTATTGTTGACGGAAATTTTAATCACCAACTTTTATATGAGCAAACTCGTAAAGTTGTAAGAGCCCTTAACAAAGTTGTTGATATTAATAACTACTCAACTGAAAAAGGGGAAAAGGGAGGAAGAGACCAAAGAGCAATTGCAATTGGAACTCAAGGACTTGCTGATGTATTTTATTTAATGGATTATATCTTTACATCCGAAGAGGCGAAAAAACTTAATAAAGAAATTTTTGAAACAATTTATTTTGCGGCAATTACAGAAAGCTGCTCATTAACAAAATCAGGAGAATACAAACCTTATAAGTTTTTTAACGGCTCACCAATGTCGGAAGGAATATTCCAATTTGATATGTGGGGACTTAATGAAGAGAATTTATCAGGAAGATGGAATTGGACTTCATTAAAAGAAGAAGTTAAAGATTATGGTGTTTGCAATTCATTATTCACGGCTCAAATGCCTGTGGCATCATCGGCCAAAATTACAGGTTCATATGAAATGACAGAACCAGCTCACTCCGCAATTTTTAATAGAAGAGTGGTTGGTGGAGAAATTCTAATTGTTAACAAATATTTAATTAATGATTTTGAAAAAATTGGAATTTGGTGTGAAGATTTAAAAAATGAAATTATTCTAAATGAAGGGTCAGTTCAGGGAATAAACTTTAATAATTATTTGGACCAAGAAGATAAAAGGTATAACTCCAAAGTTAAAAGAATTGAGCATTTAATTCAAAAATATAAAACCATTTGGGAAATTTCGCAGAGAGAATTAATTGATATGGCATCTGACAGGGCTCCATTTATAGACCAATCACAATCTATGAATATCTATATGAGCAATCCGACCTTATCAAAAATCAATTCTTCACATTTTTATTCTTGGGAAAAAGGTTTAAAGACACTTTGTTATTATGTGAGAACAAAGGCAATATCAACGGGGGCAAAACACTTGGCGGTTGACATATCAAAAATTAAAAAACCAAATGTTACACCTGAAGCTCCAAAAGTAGATTATAGTTCTTTAAACTTGCCACCAAAACCTGAAAATAGTGAGTTTGAATGTTTTGGATGCTCATCCTAAAAAATGGCAATTCTTTTAATATTGAGCAAATATAATTTTTCCATATTTATATGATATGGCAAACGGAAAAACTTATGGAATAACTTTTCCTTTTAGGGACTCATTTGATGGAAAATATTTGGATACTACTGATTATGCTGACCAAGAGATAAGAAGTAATCTAATTCATTTATTATTAACAAGAAAAGGAGCAAGGTATTTTTTACCTGATTTTGGGACAAGATTGTATGAATATATTTTTGAACCTCTTGATGGGCCGACCTTTAATCAGATTGAGGCCGAGATAAGAGATTCAGTTGAAAAATATATACCTAATTTACAAATTGACAACATAAGAGTTTACGCAGCCACAGAAGACTTCAATAGTCAATCTACAACAACCCAAAATGAAATTACAAATAATACTTTTGATATTCCTAAAAAAAATTATATTGAATATACGGCAAAAGTAAAAATCGACTACACAATAACAAGTGATGTTTTTAATAAAAGCGATTTTGTTATTATTAATATTTAAATTATATGGCAAAACAAATTTCGTATACAACTAGGGATTTTGAAAATATTAGACAGGAATTAATAAATTTTACTAAAACTTATTATCCCGAATTAATTCAAAATTTCAACGACGCTGCAATTTTTAGCGTTTTTATGGATTTGAACGCCGCTGTAACTGACAATTTACATTTTCACATTGATAGAAGTTTACAAGAGACAGTTTTACAATATGCTCAAGAAAGGTCATCAATTTATAATATTGCAAGAACTTATGGATTAAAAATACCTGGAGTAAGGCCGTCAGTTGCTTTATGTGAATTTTCTATAACAGTTCCCGCACTCGGTGATGCTGAAGATTTAAGTTATTGTGGAATAATAAGAAGAGGAAGTCAAGTTGTTGGTGCTGGTCAAATTTTTGAAACAACAAATGATATAAATTTTGCGTCTGATTTCAATTCTGAAGGAATCGTAAATAGATTAGTAATACCAAATTTTAATAGTTCAAATCAACTTGTTAATTATACTATCGTAAAAAGAGAACCAGTCGTTAATGGCTCTACAAAAATTTATAAAAAAACTATAACACAAACTGAATCTAAACCTTTTTATGAAATTTTTCTTCCAGAAAAAAATGTTTTAGGCGTGACTAGTGTTTTACTTAAAGATGGCACTAATTACAGTAATGTGCCTTCATCACAAGAGTTTTTAGGTACAAATGGAAAATGGTATGAAGTTAGAGCTTTAGCTGAAGATAAAGTTTTTATTGAAGACCCAACAAAAGTTTCTGATAATCCAGGTATAAAAGTTGGAAAATATATACAAACAAATAGTCGTTTCATAACTGAATATACACCAGAAAGTTTTTTGAAGATAACTTTTGGAGGTGGTAATGTTTCAAGCGATGAATTGTTAAGAGAGTTTGCAAGAAACGGACAACCACTTAATTTATCAAAATTCCAAAATATAGGTTCCGTGCTAAAACCAAATTCAACATTGTTTGTTCAATACAGAATAGGAGGAGGATTACAGTCAAATTTAGGTGTCAGTGTTATAAACACTTTAGGAACAATAAATTTTGCAGTTAATGGAGGTTCTAGTAATACTAATCAATCTGTTATAAAATCTTTAAAAGTAAACAATACAACAGCGGCTATAGGAGGAGCAAATGTGCCAACAACCGAAGAAGTCCGTAATTATGTTTCCTTTAATTTTGCGTCACAAAATAGAGCGGTAACAATAAATGACTATGATTCTATTCTTAGAAATATGCCATCACAATTTGGAGCTCCGGCAAAAGTTTCTATAACTGAATTAGATAATAAAATAGTGATTAATGTTTTATCATATAATACGTCTTCCAAACTTACAAATTTAGTTTCTGACACTTTAAAATCTAACATTGCTAATTATTTATCAAATTACAGAATGATTAATGACTATATTGTTGTAAAATCTGGCAGTATAATAGACCTTTCTTTCGAAATTTATTTAGTTTTAGATGGAACACAAAATCAAGGTGCGGTTATTTCGAATGTAATAACTAAGGTCTCTGAATTTATGAACCCAAATCAAAGGGAAATGGGTCAAAATATTAATGTTTCTGAATTAAAAAGATTGATTCAGTCAGAAAATGGAGTTATAAGCCTTTCTGAAGTAAAAATATTTAATAAAGTCGGCGGACTTTATTCATCCGATGAAACCTCACAAAGATATTTAGATTCAGTGACTAAACAGATAGAATTGATTGACGATACAATTTTTTCAGAAAGCACACAAATGTATCAAATAAGATATGATTCTACCGACATAATAGTAAGAGTTAAAAATTTAACTACAGTAAATTTTTCTTAAAATATTATAATCATTTATTTTTTTAAAAATTGAGTTAAACTATTTATCAAAAAATAACTATGCCCAATTCATATAGAGTCCGAACTGAAATAGGAAAAGATAAGTTTATTCAATTAAAACTAGAACAAGATTACGATAAATTAGAATTATTATCTCTTGCAATTTTTCCCAATGACGTATACATAAGAAGTTGTGCAGAGTTTGGAGTTGTATGTGGAAGAGTTTTTTCTAACGGAGGGCTTGGAATCCCAAATGCCAGAGTCTCTATTTTTATACCTCTAAAAGAGGAAGATGAAGAAAATCCAATAATTTCTACTTTATATCCTTATAAGACATTTGAACAATTTAACGAAGATGGATATAAATATAATCTGTTACCATATTCAAAGTCACACAGCGGTCACGTTCCTGTTGGAACTTTTCCTGATAGAATTGACGCCTTAACAAATCCATCAGTTTGTGAAGTTTATGATAAGTATTACAAATATTCCGTTAAAACAAATGAGGCCGGTGATTATATGATTTTTGGACTACCATTAGGACAACATGAATTGTTTATGCAAGTTGATTTGTCTGACATTGGTGAATTTTCTTTAACTCCACAAGATTTAATAAGAAGTGGAAGGGCGACCGAGGCACAATTAGACGGGACAAGGTTTAAATTTTCTGAAAACCATTCAGAACTCCCACAGATTGTTACACTAACTAAATCAATACAAATTGCTCCTTTTTACGGACTAGAAGAAGTTTGCGACTATTATATAACTAGTGCTGATTTTGATTTAACATTAGA